TTGATAGATCCAAGATTCGTTCCTAATTAAAACTACTAGGTGCCCGAACCTTGAACCTACTAAATCTTTTCTTACTGCTCGCTGCTTACCTGGATTACCTTTTGGCATATAACCTCCTAAATATTACTTTAAAAGGCTATATGCTTTTATTACGGTAATGTCATGCTAACGGACAGGTGAAATTAAAGTGTGATAACGCCGTTGTAACCTGGAGCCTTACACCAAATATTTCCATAGAATGCCGCACGAAATTCAACACCATCAGCACTTGTTTGTCTAAGCAACTTAAGTCCGTCAGAATCTACGATTCGAACAGCTTTTCCGATAGAACCACACTTCCATGTACTCAGTGTGAGCATGAAGCATTTGTCATCCGGACAATTTTGATCAGGAATAACCTTGATTGGGCCTCGTGGACCGTTTACCAAGATACCTCTAAAACCAACTTCAGCGTTAACCTTAAGATCAACATACTGAACCTTTGAACCAAGAGACTTCTCAAGTTCAGAGTACTTAGTGTAACTTACGAAAGCATGGTCAGGCTTACCACCGTGACGTGCGATTCGTGAAGCACCTTCGATAAGAGCTTCTTCGATTGGATCACCAGAACCATCATATCGTACACCAGCTAATCGCTGTGTATCTGCAGATCGGTCAACACCAAAGTGAGAGTCACCAGATGTTGGTGCAGTTGTAGGCAACCAGTCTTCAAGACCAGCGAGTCCAAGACCCCTGTCACCTTGAATAAAGACAAAGTCATCAGCTGCGATGTCACCAGAACTTGTATAGTCCATGTCTCCACCAGTAGCAGTAATACCAAGAACAAATGTTCCAGCATCCCTATCTACTTCAGTAACAACACCTTCAGCTAGTGTTCCATCAACTGTTCGTACAGATCCACCAGACTTAGCAGAGTAGATCTCGATGATTTGATCGATCTCGACGTTACTAATGTCGCCTAAGCTTTTCATTGTTAAAGTAGTTGTAACAGCTTCGGTTGGCTCAACAGAAACCTGACCAATGTAGCCAGAAGAATCTCGGTATTGGTTAACTGCAAGTGATCGTGTAAGAGAGTTAATAGCTCCATCAATCTCAGTTGTAGCAGCTTCCATGAAAGCGTTACTATTGCCTTTTGAGGCTTCAAGAGTTTCGTTATCGATAGTTGCGATAGCGTAATCTTTAACTCGGGTCATCACGAAATCTTTGATCTGTGAATTTGAGCTAGTTGAACGTGTCTGAGCATTCGAGAATGTCTTAGATCGTCCTTGTGGGTTACCGTGGACTAATGGAACCGGAAGGTTCTTTCCTCGGAAGTCTTCATACTTAGGCATTAGAGCCCAAAGTGGATTGTCCTTGTAGACCAAGTTTTCTACTCGGTCAGCTGTGTAGTGCTCTTTAAGAGCGGCGTCAAACGACGTCATATCTAAAGTCATGTTATTTCTCCTTCGAAATTAGAGGGATAGGGTTAATCCCATTTCAGCATGCTAGCTGATCTCCTCTTTGATTGTTCCTCATCAGTCATATATCTTGACTCTGAGGCTAACGGATTGTTACCCGCTGTATTTTCGTTCGATAGTGTTTTCGATGGAGTAGGAGCTTTGTATCCCAGAGACTCTTTTTCGCTTTGAGACTCTTTGCTATCTTGATTCTTGAATTTGGTTAATGCTAGGAACTTCCTAGCTTGGGCTTCCAACTCTGCTTCCACCATATCTGCGGCTTTTTCGGGAGCTAGAATCTCCTGGTACTTTTTGTAGTATTCGATTGCGAGTGTTAGTACATCTTCTGTCGCGTCATGTGCACTAATAAGCTCATATTTCGCTGCATCGCCTACAACCTCCCTGACTTGTACTCGATACGAGTCTAAGGTCTTATCATTTTCTTGTTGAACTCTTCGATCTTCTTCCTCTTTTGCGGCAGCTGCCGCCTTATCAGCAGCCTCAGTATCTCTACGCTTAAGTTCATTACGTAGAGCTTCAATCTCCTTACGCGGATCGTAGTCGGCCTCCTCCTGAGCCAAACCTAATGCCTTGTCAGTCAGCTTACCATAGTCCCAACCGTACTCAGCCATAGTAGATAAAGGATCATTGTTAAGCTTATCTTGAAAAGATTCATACTTGCTGTACTTCTCTTCTTGGGACTTATAATGAGCATCTCTCTCATCACGTTCCTTCTTCCAAGCTTCTTGCTTCTCTAAGAACTCACGCTCTCTCTTAGCCATAGCTGCAAACCTCGAGCTGAACTTATCTTCAGGCTCCTCTGTCTTCTGCGGCTGCTCTTCGACTGCTTCGGTCCCTGTCGCTTCGATTGCTTTTTCTTCTTCTACCTTTTCGGCAGCTTCAACAAAGGAAGCTGCATTCTCTTGTATTACATTGTTCATACTGGTTCTCCTGGTACATTTGGTATAATATCTGATGTTGGCAGTGCTTCAGGCACTGCAGCTTGTGGCATAGGTTGCGGAACTGGTGGTGGTGCAGCGAGATCTATTAACTCATTACACCTAGTCCTGTATCTCTGTAGTAGTTCAAGGTTCTTAGGTGGAACCCCGTCTAGCTTACCTCTAAGATATGCATTGTGACTCATTATCTTAGCTAACTCTAGGTTAGTCTCTGGCTCCGGACTAATATACTTACCTTCATCTATCATAAGTTCGATAGACATCTCGATCTCTTCTAGAGCTGCAAGCTGTACATTAGTTACACCTTCCACATCTGGGAAATCAAATAAGGCTAATGCTTGTTCCTTAGTTAAGAAGCCACCTTGATACAGCTCTTGTATCTTAGATAGACGTCCTGAAGGATGTGTAGGTAAGAGACTTGTAGGGAAGATCCGTAGAGAATACTTATCTTCATCCATATCAACATCTTTCCACTTAATAGTATCAATGAACTTCTTACCAGCTACTTTAACCTTAAGCTTCTTATCGTTTTCATATAGCTCTTTAGAACAGGAAATAAACTTCTCTGCTAGCTCTAAGTAGAATGCCTCCCACCTTTGACCTGTAACCATGAATCTTTCACTCTCGATATCATCATAAGCTCGTAAAGCTTCTCCACTATTAAGTCCTGTAGGCTTCTGACTAGTAGCAGACATTAGTGATATACCTGTGATCTCGAAAGCTCTTTGGTATAATCGCTCTAAATGCTTGTAGTATTCTGGTTGCATAGCTGTTGGAGTATGAAAGACTGGTGGCTTTCCACCTTGATACTTAATGATAGAACCTATTTGATTCTGTAGATGCTGGCTGATTACCTTTGAATCACCTGACATAAACACTCTTGGTACACTAATAAGGTGCTGAGCCTTCTGTATTTGCTGAAGCATCTTGTTGATCTCAACCTGAATACCTATCAGTTCCTCTGCTAAACCACTTCCGTAGAAGCCAAGTACAGCATCTGTCCACTTAAAGAAGACAAAAGGGAACTCAGTTTTAGTATATTCTTCTTCGAATAGGACTACATTGTCAACACAGATAACATGTTTACCGTCACCTGCATTAGGTCCTGAAGCTAAGTGCCATGATTCAATGACTGTTACCATGTCAGTTACAGCATGATTGTCATCAGACTTAGTAGGACTTGTCATTAATAGCTTATCATGATGCTCTGGATACTGAGCCTGTAGTACATCTCTACTAACTGCTCGCTTCTGATGCATCTGTTTCATCTCACCATACATGCTCTCACGGTCATCTATGATCAATTCATCTATAAGTACTCTATCTATCTTAACTTCACCTGATGTAGTACAAGGATATACCTTCAGCACACCAGTACCCCATATACAAGAATCAGTAAAGATTTGTTGACCTTTGTCATATGCCTTAGCAGCATCAAAGCTACCATCTACATACTGAGTAAGCTTCTTAGCTTTACGCTTAAGAGAGTAGTCACCTTTGGTTGTGAGGAAGAATGGTCGGGGCTTATTCTTAGATATCTTAGAAGCTATAGAATCAGTGCAACTCTTAACTACATTGTATGTAACCCGATTCAACATAGAAGTGTTACTGGCACTTGAATATGTATGGGTACTTACGCCAGATATCTCCCTATTCATATAGAGCCGTAGGTACTTCAGGTTCCAAGTCTTCCTCAAGCTTTGATCTTCTTCAATTGCTGCAGTCCATGCAAACACACTCTCGTGTATCAAGGATGGCTCTTGCAACCACCATCTCCATTCAGAAGGAGCTTTAATCTTCTTACCTACATATTCTTCTGTTACATTATTTACCATTACTTAACACCCTCATGGAAGAACAATAGATCCTCATCTACTTGAGCCTCGTTCTTCTCATCCTCTACCTCTATCTTGTCATCAATCGCTACCTCTTGATAATGATTCGTCTTCACTAACTTAATATCACCACATTCAAGTACATCTAACTGATGCTCCTCAAGTAATTCAATCAGTAGCTTTACTTCCTTAACTTTGTTCATCTAGACTCCTCCTATATTGTTCTAATCTCTTAGCAAACTTCTTATCCATCCAGTTGGGACTCTTCTTCATCTCTTCAATGGAGCTCTCATCCATCTCTAACATTGCATCTACTAGTGTAGTGGCTTTAGCCTCATCACCCTCAGCAAAGTACAGTATGAATGTATCTGTAGTCTTATCATGAGCCAAGTATGCTTGACCTACCTCACAGTCTTTATCTTTTTCACTAATTAACATTTATCTTGACTCCTTATCATATAATTAATCCTCTAACCAGCTTAGTCCATCGTCTTCCTGATTAGCTAGCCTAATTGTCTCATCCTCAAAGAACTTATCTATCTCTGCTTCACTACCAAACTTAGGTGCTTCTATTACTGGAGTAGCTAAGTAATTATAACAATGGCGCCATGCATAGAGCGTTGCGTCACATAGGTGATTATCAATGGATGGGTGCTCCTTACGCTCTCCACGCTTCTTAGCTTGTGGGTCCCATATAAGCTCTATCCATTCTTTCACTAAATCATCGTTACCTGGTAGTACTTTAATCCTACTACAGATAAGGTCAGAGTTCATTAGATCTATGTGATCAGCCTTAGCTGTCTTAAGAGCAGGTTCCAATGCTAGCGAATACCTAGCACTCATAGTCTCTACAGCCTGTTTGTTCGCGTTATCTATCACTACAGTGTGAATGTCATAATTAGCCTGATACTCTTGTATCTTAATAGCTACCTTGTCTAGTATCATCTTAGGCTCCTTATGAGTCTCCACTATATAAAGCTGGTTATCATGTGCACTATAAGCACATAGTACGAAGGCATTACTGTCATTCCAACCAAGGTCAACTCCCAGTACATAATCATAACGTGCATTAGGTAATTGTGCAATTGTGTTCTTAGCTTCATTGTACTTGTAGATCCTAGCGTTACTATCTATGACCCATTCGTTCATATACATTTGTCTAAAGCCTGGTGTCTCTTCTATCCCAGGTCTAGCTTTTATCAGTTCATCTATCTCAGTCTTCATCTTAGCGGCCATGTGGGGATTATCCTGGTGGGTCCATACATGAACACTCCAACCCAGAACTTCCTTCTGCTCTACATCCTTAGTCAGATCATAGAATAGACCTTGTACCATATTACCACAAGTACCTAGTAGGCAGATAGTACCACCGTAGTCAGCCATTGCTGGCTTTAGTACCGTGTAGACAGCTTCATATAGATCCTGCTTCCACATTGACGCTTCATCGATTATAAGTAACTTGAACTTGTTACCTAGGAACTTATTGAAGTCATCCGGGTTAGCGTCAGCTCCTCCGATGTATAAGATACTTCCATTAGGTAGAGTACAGGTGAGATCACTCTCATTGAACTTACAATCTAACTTAAGCCTCTTATCTATTACCTTAAGGATATCCTTCCAGATAATCTTCTTAGCACTCTCCCTAGTGAGACCAACAAAGCCTATACTCACACCGGGGTTCTCCTTAGCCTCATTTAACATATAGAGACCAGCTGCAAAGCTCTTAGCACTTCGTCTAGGACATATAGCTACTTTCAACTTAGCTTCATCCTTAATGAACTGAAGCTGCTTGTCAAAGGCTAGAGACAATATATCTATCTCTTTATCATCCTGACGCTTCTTAGCTTCTTGCAATATTGCTATAGCTTTAGCTCTATCCACTACGTCTGCTATAGCCTCTTCCTATTACTGTAAGCAGGCTTCTTAGGCGGTAGAAGGAACTTGTTAAGGTCTTCCATCTTCATCCACTGTAGGTTATATAGAGTAGTGACAGAGTGATTACCTTCAAGATCTTGTAGTATTATGAAAGAATCTTGTAGTGTTCCTATGATATCGTCACCTGGCTTAAAGGATGTAATAGTCTTCCCACCAAGTTTAACTGCATATCCGAATTGTGCTCTAAGTATTTTCATGTAGTCTCCACAATAAGTATGGGTTGTAAATAACCTCAGGTGCTTTCTTATGCTTCCTAGGTAGATGTGTTGAGATGTATGGTGCTACTACTTCCGACTGCTCCATTAGGGAAGTGCCAATGCCGAACTTCCTATAAGGAAACTTGACATAGATGTAGTGTATTAGACCAGGATGCTCATAAGCTATGTAGCCAAAGATCTGCTTATCACTCTCAGGTGAGCAAGCTACTAGTACCTGAGCACCATCCAGTACTTTAGATACCAACTCTCTTTGAGTCTCGTAGTATATCTCTGAGGGTATTTCCTTACATACCATTGAATCCTTATAGCTCTTCAACCATGAGTTAAGTATGAAGTTCCTATCATCTTCATGGTAGGATCTATAGTTACAAAGGCTCATTTAACTACCTGCATATAATCGGATGCTTGCTTAACAAGCTCCTTGAATTCCTTATCGTCCATATCTGAGAATAGATCTACAGTCTTCTTAAGCTTCTCTAGCTCAAGACTCTTAGTCTGCTTCTCAAGAGCAAATAGCTCCTGTTTATGTATGATTACCTGTAGTTGAGAGAGACTTCTAGTGATGAGAGATTGCTCATTGAGGGAGTATGTAGCTAAACCTGCCTTTTTATTAAGTTTACCTAAGACTAGGGATGCTATTGCAGTGATGAATTCGTTATTTACTTTAAAGTCTTGAGACGCTGTAATTGCTTTAGATTTACGCTCAGAGGGGTACTTTCTTTTCTTCTTCTTATCTGTCATCTTATTGCTCCTATAGACCTGATACTCATATAGCTCGGAAGTATCATTAAGCCTCATCTGTACTTTAGTCTACTTGTCACTTAACATGATAGCTTTATGTTTGAGAATGATTCTCTGTATGGGACTCCTAGATGTCCATCCTGGAATTTGTCTTAGGATTGAATCATATGATTGACCCTCAGAATGTAGATCCCAGATCCGCTTCTCAGTGGGAGATACAAAGAGCCCGTCAAATGAATATTGACGAGCCCAAATGTAATACTGTTCTGACTCTGAGGAATAACTCTCAGCTATGGTCCATGTGCATCTCTTAAGATAAGATCCGCCTTGTATCTCTATATCATCAAAACCAGACTTCTCTAGCTTCTTAGCCCATTTCTTCTTTAGCCTCTCAAGCCTGTCCTTTTTACTTTGTGACTTTCTACTTCGCATACTTTCCTTATAACAGGCCACTTACTAGTTAGCAACACAGCTCTACTCTCTTTTATCTCTCTGAATACTATGCTTATATTCTGTTTAGACGTAAAATAGATATCATTCTCAACCATTAACTGATTGTCAGCGAAGTTAGGTGAGAACTCTATCTGTACAAAATCACTAGGCATAGATTGCAACTCTACTAGTAACCCTGAATTCTTATCTCTCCAGTAATCTATTAGTACCTCTAATATCTTGTAACCATCCATATACACTTCCTATATCAATCGATTTCATCTAAATCAATATTATAATACTTAGCTATAGTATCTTCACAATCATTATAAACTATCAGCTCCAACTCTTTTTTAAGCTCTAAAAAGACATAGTTACTCTTAAGTAACTTCTGTATCTTCTTAATTCCACCACCGATAGCTGTAGGCTTCTGACCCTTCTTATAACATGTCTGTGGCTGAATAGCTGAATACACTTGCATGAACCGTACACCCTGTTCACTAGCTATCTGATCATAGGTCTTACCCTTCCATAGATACTCATACATATACTTCCTCTGAATCTCAGTTAATTTACTGAATTCATGTAGTATCTGTTTACCCATCAGATTAGTTAATACAGCTATAGCTTCTTTCCTAACCTGATCCTGATAGGTATGTGTCTCTATCTCTTGGTCAAGCATGAAGAGTTTAGGACCTACATTAACTTCAAACCACAGATGTTGGTCTACATACTTCTTAGGTTCTTTAACTCTATTCTGTTTGACTCTAAAGTTCTTCATGAGGAGCTAATAGGGTAGGAGTAGCTATATGTCAGGAAAGGAAAAAGCCAGAAGCTGACGCCCCTGGCTATTAATTATGAGGGCACTATGAAGTTACAAAACTGAAGAGTCTTGAAACTTAACAGAGAAGTTAAAATAGGACTTATCAGAAGGAGCTGCAGTTCTAGTGATACTAACTGGGAAGCCTCGTTCTACTGCTTCCAACTCACGGTTGAGAACGCTTACACCCCAGATACTAAAGTCGCTTTCGATGAGAGACCACTCACCTTTCTTATCTACTTCAACAGTCTGAAACTTATGAAGCTTACTTGTACCTTTAGCACCTTCAATCTCAATAGTCTCAAGATATACACCGAGAATCTCTTCATCGATAACCATATCTCTGGCTCTAATAGCTGGTGTCATTTCTTCTTGTGTATTAACTTTATTCATGCTTACTTTCATATTAGATTCCTTTTTCGGTATCGGACAACATTGCCCTGTCTAATGTATAATCTATAGGGTATTAGGTCTGTTTGTCCTTCTTCCCCGTAATTACTCTCCCAAAATCTCTAATATGCTCCTCCGCATCAGTTAGCATTAAAGCATAGCTCTCTTTAGGAATGTACTTCATACAGATATCAACCATCCGTTTTTTCTCGTTAATCAAGTTACCATATTCTCCTGTATACCTAAAGAGAGC